TCGATGACCCGCACTCCCCAGCGCCGGGTGTTGACGTAGGCGATCATGTTCTGTGTCGCCGTCTTGCTTGGGCTGTACCAGTGGCCGCCTCGCTTGAAGAGGGGCGTGTCCCGCTTGTCCTGGATCACGATCTCGGTGCCGTCAGGCAGTTCGTCGAGCTCTCGGATCGTTCTGATGGTCACAGTATCACACGCTCACACTTGCACAAGTTCGGCGACGCCGTGCAGCTTGGCATGCAGGTCATCCACCGACCCGTCGTTGATCAGCACGTGATCGAAGGGCCAGTCGTCGAGCGCGGTCTCGCTGATGTGCGCCCGTCCGTACTTGTCCTTGGTCGGGCCGACGTTCGGCCTCTCCACCCGGATCATCACGCCACCTCGGTCGACGACGGCTTGCGCCTCGTTCGGGAAGCGCACGTCAGTCACGACCAGGCCCGGCGCATCATGGTGCGAGGCGAACAGGGCCTCCACCCACACGTCCTCGCCGAGCACGCGCCGGCCAGCCTCTGTGCCCGTGCGCTGGAGCAGGGAGCGAACCTCGGGGTACGTCGTCTTGGCGTAGTCCCACCCGGTCTGGTCGACCAGACCTCGCAGGCGCAGGCTCCCGGCACCGTAGTGCCCAGGGATCAACGGGTTCACCGCGTACAGGAACTCTCGCAGCTTGTCGGCGTAGGCCGCCTGCCTCCAGCCTCGTTCGACCAGGGCGTTCGCTGCTTCGTTCTTACCGGACCTCGCGTAGCCGCTCAGTCCGACGATCAGGTCGGTCACTTCCAGCTCACCTTCGCTTCGACTTCCTCCCACACACGCAGGCCCTGCACGTTGGTGCCGACGTAGTCCTTCACGTCCTGCCGGATCTGCGCTGCACCCTCCATGCCGAACGATCGCGTCCACTCGGCCGGGTCCTCGATGTCCACCGTGATGGTGATGGCAACCTTCACTGCTCGTTCTCCTCGGGGTAGGTGGGGAAGATCAGGGCCGCCGCCTCGGCGTGCCCGGCGTCAGTCAGTCGGTCGGCGCAGTCACGCTGTGCCGCACGTGCGATGTCCATCAGCTTGGCCACCGACTCCTCGTACTCCTGGCCGTACTTGTCGTACGTCAGCTCGGAGATGGCGCTCTCTACTGTCGGCGCCCACCGCGGAACGCCATGGATGTACTCCCACCCGGTGCTCTGCCTGCTCAAGTCAGACAGTCTCGAAGTAGAAGGACTCGTTCAGGTCGCCCGCCTTGACGAGCTCACCATCCAGGCTCAGGAACTCACGGTCCTCGGTGATGGCGACCGAGTGGACTCGGGCCCGGCCTTCGATGAACGCGATGCCCAGGTCAGTGATCGACCACCTCTGCTCCTGCTCACGCTTGGCCAGCCCGAACCAGGCCAGCTTGGCGAACACCGCGTACTCCGCGTTGGTGAGGCTCAGGTCGTCACGCTTCAGGGCGTCGCCACCCTGGAGGTACAGCTTGCCGAGACCCGAGACCTCGTTCTTACCGATGCGGCTGCGCTTCTGCACTGTCGTGCTCCTCTCACCGTGGCTGCCATCTTCAGGAGGTGGGCACCACCCCACCCCGACCTCCTCTCGGAGGTTTCGGCACACTTGCACAGTCAGGACGTCTCGCGGTACCCGTCGAAGCAGGAGATGTACGAGGTGTCGCCGACCTTCGCCCAGCACAGGCGGTGTCCGAACACGGTGCCCCAGTACTCACGGTGCGCGGCCTTGTTCTTCTTGGCCCACGCCTGGCGCTTGGCCGGGTCGTTCAGCTTCGGGTTCAGGTACGTCACGTTGCCAGCGCGGTCGACGTAGTACGAGTACCCCTTGCCGTTGCCCCGCTTGGCCGCGTCCCAGTAGCAGTTCGTGTCGTCTCCGTCCTCAGCGCACGCCTTGCTCGGGATGTGGAACACGGGCACGTACTTCACCTTGGCGGGCAGGGTCACGGGCTTGGCGTCCGAGGCGGAGGCCGGCGAGTTCCAGGTCAGCGAGCCCAGCAGGGCGAGGGCGAGGAACGTCAGGACGTATCGGGTTGCGGTCTTCATGGGGTGTCTCCTTCATGGTGACCTCTCCAGTGCGGGGAGGCTGCGGCTTGGGGGGAAGCTGGTACCGGTAGGCGGTCAGCTTGGGAATCTCGTGCGGCTCGGCGACGCCGTTCTCTACGGCCACGGCGTACACCTCGGCGAACTGGGCGACCGCCCGTTTGATGATCTCGCTGTAACTCAGGCCGGTCGGGGCGAGGGTCTTGATGTGGCGGGCCAGCTCCTCGTCGACCCGCGCACTCAACTGGCGAGGCATGTCGCTCACGTCAGGACCACCTCCTGGAGAATGTCCCCCTCCTCGGTGATCAGGCGGGCGTCGATCAGCCTGCTGCCCGTGTCCCAGTAGTGGCGGCCGAGCTTCCAGCACATCCCGCTCTTGATCAGCAGGGCGAACAGCTCCAGCGTCTCGGTGTCGTCGAGCTCGCCTGCCTCGTGGCTCATCAGGTCGATGACCAGGTCTCCCATGCGGCTCACTTGGAGCCCTCCTCGATCTCGGTAAGCAGCTTGCTCGCCAGGCGGAAGCCGATGAAGAAGAGCGCCAGGTCGGCGTGCCCTTCGAGCGTGTTGTTGGTGGGCGTACCGAACTCGGCGGTGTCCTCCTCGTAGGTGCGGAGGTCCACGAACTGGCGCCACTTCTCGACGGGGTCGGCACTCATGCCAGCCACGGCGGCGGTGTCCTGGATGGGTTCCCGGTAGTGGGTGACCGCGTCAGCGTGCTGGCCCCCCTCCTCCTTCACGTACTGCTCGACCAGCTCGACCACCTTGTCCCGTACGTGGGCGAGGAAATCGGCACCGTCACTCACGTGCGAGGCAGGCTCGGCGCACTCGGCCCGTCGGGCCAGAGCCGGGGGGTTGTAGTGGTTGATCCGCTCGATGATGTCCATCGGTCACACCTTCACAATGGTTGGCTCTTCAGGGAATGGAGGTCCGCTCCACCCGACCACCCCTCCGGGTGGTTTCGCCTTGATGTGGTCACAGTATCACTGCTGCGCAGGTTGCACAATGTCAGCCGTATCGGATCTCTCCCAGTGCCGCGAGCTGGATGATGACGTCCGCCGTACCGGCGTCGATGTGCGAGGCGTCGATGCCGTCCTTCTCGGTCCGGTCGATCCAGGACTGGACGATGTAGCCGTGGTACTCCTGGTTCACGAACTCCTGGGCGAGGTCGAGGAGTCTGGCGTACGCCACCCGCACCTGGTCCTTGCTCAGGTAGTGGACCGCCTCGACCTCGCGGTCACCCTCCAGCCCCAGCCAGGTGTCGTGCTCGCCCTCGACGATGGTGTACGCCTTCCCCGCGGGCAGGCCGGCGAACTCCTCGTCGCTCGGCTCGATGGCCCAGTAGTTGATGCCACCCCCGGCGCCAATGTCGATGATGTCCTGGACGTTCTCGTCGGTCAGTGCTGCGAGGATCTTCTCGGTGATCACTGGCTTGCCTCTCGGGTTGGTGTAGGTCTCAGGCGCTGACGGCGATGCGGACGACGGCCTCGTTGCCCTCGTACTTGTTCTGCCGGACGTGCTTGCGGGTCAGGGTGGTGGCCTTGTCCTTGCGCTTCGAGTCGCGGTGGTTCACGTCGTGGGTGCGGAACTTGGGGGTCACTGTGGTTCTCCGATCACGTGCGGCAGGCTCATCAGCGGGGGGATGCCACCCACCCCGGACCCCCGAAGGGGTTTCGCCAGGTCAGTTCAGGTTCAGCAGGACGATCAGCTCCTCGGTCGTGACCACCTCCAGCTCGTGCTTCACGACCGTGCCCTCGGTCACCACCTGGGCGGGCCCCTCGATCAGCGTCGGTACGGGCTGGCCTGCCAGCTCCAGGACCCACGCCTCGTAGTCGTCGATGTCTGCGTGCAGGTCGTCCGGGTCGTCGTCGCCGTAGGCGTGGCCCTCCAGGAAGGTCATCGCGGCGTGCTTGTGGCCGGACTTGGCGAGCTCGCGGGCCAGCTCCTCCGCCTCGGTGCAGGTGAAGTGGCCACCCACTCCGTGCGCCGTCATCTGGTCGCCGAGGATGCGGGCGAAGACCGAGATCGAGTGGTAGAGATCGCTGACCTCCTCCTCGGTGTCGCGCTCGTCCTCCACCACCTCCGCGAGGCAGAGGTAGCCGTAGCTCTCGGTCCAGTACTCGCCGACACCGGCAGACTGTCCGGGCTTCAGCCCTCCCCCGCAGGTCTCGCACTTGTACGGGCCAGGCTTCAGCGGGTAGAGGATCGGGCCGTTGTCAGCCTGGCACCGCACTACGTTGCTCGGGATCATCACTGTCACACCTTCACACTTGGTTGCCTCATCAGGGACGGAGATCCACTCCGCCCGACCGCCTCTCGGCGGTTTCGGCTTGCGTCACTTGCACACTCATGCCGCAGTAGCGAACATGGTTCCCCTCGTAGACGTCCCGACCAGCTTGTCTCTCCACACCACCCAGGTCACCGCCTGGACCACCGAGGGGAGTTCACCCAGGCGCTGGGCAGCCTCCCGGTAGCAGTGCGCGATCAGGGCGTACCGACCCTTGGCACCCAGGCCCCGGTCACGGGCGCCGTACTCCTCTCCCACCGCGATGTCGTGTGCGTGCCTGTCGATGCAGACAGCGTCCGCGTCGGTCGGGTCGAAGATGCAGCGGTAGAAGTGGCCGGTCTTGCGGTCCATGGGCAGCACCTCGGCCGGGTCGGCACCCGCCAGGATCTTCGACGCCTTGGCCAGCGCGTCTCCCAGGTGCCTGGCCGGGGTGCCCGTCTCGTAAGCCTCCGTGGCCAGCTCGACGTTCAAC